CAATTCGCCCATCCATATCTAAGTATAATTTCATAATATAATCTTCTTTAATAACAACTTGTATTTTACAGTATCAAAGGTAAGAAAAGAGGCATACTTTGTTAGTTTTCTTCGGTAATCTGGCCATCGTATTGTATCGGTAATCTTCCTATCCCACATCGGTAAGAATTGCAGGATTGCGTTTAGGACGATTAGTGTTTCTGGTGATATCTCTTTGCGTAAAGCCATCGTTAACAGTCTTGGATGGTCTCCATTCGTTGACAATAATTCATTAGGATCTTTACAATCTTCAAAAATAACTTTACAATCATTCTCAAAGGTATACGATAGTGATTGAACTACCTTCTGCCGTAATAGGTAATTTACCTCAGCTTCAGGTTGTAATAGTGTGCCTGCCCATGCCTCACTATTCTCAAATAGATTGGCAATTACAAAATTCTGAAATTGTTCTTTATTTGGATACTTACGGGACAGTTTATAGAAATGGTATTTGTCCCTACGATTTTCAAATGTAGTGGGACTGATATTACACTTACCATTATACTTGAAATAATCGTAATCGCTGGTGAAGTGTAATTTTAGAGTATGATATATTGAAAATGCTTCATAGCCTGTCATATTGGCAATCTAGGGCTTTTATTCTTTAATAAATTGTTTTCCATTGCATCATTTTCAATTTTAGATTTGAGGTTGGCATTCACCAAAGTCGAGGCCACTTCAATTTCCAATCCTGTGCGCTTACAATGTTCCACAATCGCTTCAATGTAGTTGTAGTCTGTTTCAGCAACCAATTTATCAATTGCTATTGCAAACTTCATCATTTCGTCTTTAGTTGGCATTATCTATAATCAAACTCTTGGTCTGCTCTCTTGTCCTGAACCCATTCATGTTCTTCTTGTACCAAATCTAAACGACCTTCAAAATTAAAGCCGCAACCTTTTAGAAACATTTCAAATTCATTAACAATATCACTTATGGTTTCAGCCTTGAATTCAACCGTTCTTTTAGATGAAACGGCATCTGCAAACGGCATTGGTTCTTCTTCACAAATAAATGTAAACTTACTCATATCATTTTCCTTTTACGACATTCTTCTTTCACTTCAATTGGATAATCTACACTAATTTCAGAAATTGTGCAATCATAAATCTTCACACGGCTATATTCATATGTAAACACCGTGTGAAGAACAATAACAATCAAACATAATGTTACGGAAACAAAAACAATCACATTCTGCATAATAACCTTTCAATTATTTTTTAGGCGATGGTGATCCTGTATGACTACCTTGTGCAGCTGCATACGCAACACAAATGGTATCTGTTTGTTGAACAAATGAACAACGCACCGCAACAGGATCAACTCCCTTTGCAATGGCAGCATCAATGTTCTTTGACATTAATGCTCTATCATTTATATGATAAACTGCTATAGAAATTATTGCAGACATGAAAACAATTGCACTTGCAATAATAACACCTATGATATCTTTTCTTAAATCGCTCATATTTTTATGTCCTTTTTCATTGTTACTAAATCTGATTGACGTTTATAAAATATATGCCTGCCAATTTGTGTAGTCTTTGGCAATCCCCATTGAGGATTAACATAATCTGCATGATAGTATGTGGCACCTTTTGTAATATCTGCCATGTTTTCGTAATTCATTAAAACATAAACAGCTACTTCTCTAACGCTATTATACAATGAAGTGTGTATAATTGTCAACCTTTTGGAGGTAAACATTGAATCGCACATCCATGAGAATTGGCAAATTGTGTTACCATTAATCACCGTTTTTTGCTTTACCACACCGCAAACATCTGAGCCATAGTTTCCTGAGGCTAAACGATTGAGTGTAACAAGTGCAACGGCAATCTGACCATCTTTTGATTCGTGACCTGCTTCAAAATAGATATTCTCAGCTAAACAATCAACTTGTTTTTGTGTTGGTTTAGAAAGTGCTTTATATCCAACGCTTGCTGGTATGTAATACTTACTTTCACTTGAATGAACATTCACAGCGGTTACCGCTAAAATAATTACTGATAAAATTATACTTAAAAGTATCGTTTTACTTCGCATACATCTCCTTTTTGTTAAGGAAAGGCCAAAGCCTTTCCGATCCATCAGGCGGACTTTTTGCTTGTAGTCTTTTGTTCTGTGGTAATATTAGAAACGAAATCGTTCAAGGTCTTTGCCTTGTTAATGACTTCTTGTTCTGATGGAAATGGCGGGTAACCTGGATGCCTCGGTGGTTCCTGCCCATTGATTTTGGCCGTTTCACAATCGGTCGACCATTGGTTTGATATTTGTTCACGCTTGCCAAAGTAATCATCGGAAAGCATATCTCGTGCCATCTTTAATAGCTCGAGGCGAATTTCAAAAGCTGTCATATTAGACATAGTAAATCTCCTGTGTGTTTATGTGTGTTATCGGCTTTGTGTGTGATGCCGATAATCTATTTAGTTAATTTTTTTCTTAATAAGCCCAAGAAACATAAGTGTTCCTAACTCCTTTTGTTACTGGATCAACTCTGTGTGGGTATAAAAAGTTAGAAGGAAACATTAAAAGACATCCTTTTGGCATTTTTATCACTTCGTCTTGGAACATAACAAACTCGCCACCTTCATAATCATCATTTAATGTACCAACAATACTAATCGTTGGTATACCTTTTATTTCACCATCAAACAATGAATGGATATGGTCACAATGTTCTGCCATCAACCTATCTTCTTTATATTGATTGAACCTTACACCGCTGTAACCTTTCCAAGTAGCAAACCAAGGAAAATTTAAATCACCAAGATATTGTGATATTCCGTCCCAAATTCTTTGCATGATAATTGGCCTAGTTGAAACAGTATCCCAAGAAACATCTAATTCACGGTTACCACTTCTTGTTGCATATGACCCATTAGTAGGATCATAAAATGTGTGTTGGTGAAATTTAATTCTTTCAATTTCATCTAGCGTTTGCTTACAAATCTCATCACTAAGATGATTTTCATATACTTTGATGTATGCTCTTAAATCTTTTTTCATTTTAATCCCAAAGGTTTTGATAATACTTACCAAACAATCTAAAGCCGTTTGCCTTTCTTTTTTGGTGTGCTTCTAAACCTTCACGGTCTACTTTAACTTTACTTACATATTGACCATCTTTATCCCATGGGAATTTTTCATCACCACATTCAGAATGGTCAAAAAATTGGTGTTCATCATCATCTTTTATTTCTTGTTCAAATGCCCAAATCATTTCAGCAAGAATCCAATCCCAACGCATGAAATGTAAACTATCTGTATCCCATTCATTCTCTTTTGGTTGTGCCATATGACTACGCAAATATTCAGGAACATCCTCATCATTCGTATAAGGTGCACCATGTTTAGTTTTATCTAATTGCTTTAACATTGGCAAAATAATATGAGCCAAAGTATGATCCATTGACCAAGTATCCCAGCGGTCAATCTTTACATATTGAATTCGTGGATGAATAAAATCTAACACTACACGGATAGCGGTACTGATAGGTTCAATTCTTTTAGCCCATCGTTCAACCCATTCAGGATGATCCACATAATCTTTATCTTCAATCACGCCTTTATTACGACCACATTTACTCCAATCAGTCCAGAAAAAGATATGTTCCAGAATTGTATATGGAGAAATCCAATGATAACGGTAGTTACTTAAATAAATTTTCATAATAGTTTATTGTATCATTAAAATGTAGCCACAGTAGGCAAAAA